AAGCAATTCCTCAAGTTCTGGTACGGAATAATCACTAATATTGTTTTCAAGCATATATTGCTCTAATAATCCTTCAGATGAAAAATCGGAAGAATTTGTTTGAGTAATATCATCTTTAATAACAGTTTCATCTAAAGTGTATTCGCAATCATCTAACATTTCCTTAAGTTCATGCTTCTGTTCATCATTATAAGAACCAAATATACGTATTCTCAATTTTTTTGGAAAATTCTCATTTTTAACTGAATCAATTAACGGAGATTTTTCTAATAGCCACATATTATTCTTGTTCATTAGCTTCACAAATCCATATTCGTTCTTGATATCAATACTTTTAACAGAGTCTTCTTGTAAATTCCATACTAATATTCCATGCTTGAACAAAGTTTCACCGTAATTCTGTTGAATTAGAGAACCACTGTAGGCTGCCATCATCTTTGTCTTTTTACGAATAGGAAATATTTGTTGCTTGTGAATATCCCCAAGTAACGCGTAATTGTAACCAACATCCATCCATTCCCAAGGATATCCTTCATCTGTTGTTCTATTATCCGTAAATTTAGAATGAACCATTGTGCCATGAAACAAAGCAATCGTTTTGTTTATTTCTTCTGGGAATTCATTCGGATCTGGAAAATCAGGTAGTCTATCTGCCATTCCAGAACCCGAACCAATTCTTAATGTTTCCTTTATATCTACCATTCCTATTCCCAAATTTGCGCATGTATATAGACCCGTTTCCTGTAAAAATACAATATTATCGGATATTACATGACCAAATGCATCTAAAAAATCAATCGAGTTATCCATTTGGTCTTGCTTAAAATCATGATTACCGAGTATAATAAATGTTGGCAATATGCTTCCAAGATTCTGTAGTAAATATAAGAATAACTTAATACCCGGAGTTTCTAGCTTAGTTTTAGCATGAAATGTATCGCCACAAACTACACAAACCGCCTCATTATTCTTTACCGAATCTAACTTCTTTAATGTACTAAACAGATTTGAAAACACTTTATAATATTCGTCATAACGCGCGGCAATTTCGTCTCCATTTCTAATGTGGATATCCGCAATATGAATTATTTCAGTTACCTTCCCAGATTTGGGAGATATAATCTTTGTAAATTTTGTCATTGAAGTTAGTCTACCTTAAATATACTATATTCAGTTACTTTTATATCGTTTTCCAGGGAAAACAGTATTTTCTCCAGAGTAATAAGTTTGTGTTTTGACTTTAAAATTGTTACAATATATAAATTCCCAGAAATTTTAATACCTATCTCAATTGGCATTACTTGGAAATATAAATCGCTTTTGCCACCATCACATACACTTGGATCATTTATGTTAATTTGACTAACCATCTCATCAGCATCTGACTTATCCCAAAAAGCACATTCAAAACTTACAAGATCGTCAAAACCTGTAACAGTATCATAAATATTGGTACACGTAACAACATAAATTTGTATCGAATTATTAAACAGATTTAACTTTTCACGAATGCGTTTTTCTGACAAAAAATAAGGTATTGTGGGAACTTCTTTTGGTGTAGGATATGTTATTTCGAAATTATTTGACTTTTTCTTTAAACAGTTTGACAAGAACCTCATAGTTATTTATTTAACAAAGTATATTTATCTTTATCTAATCTTCTGAAAATATCTTTTCTATGTTCTGTAACTTAGCAAGGTATTTGAGAATGTTTTTAATTGTTAACGTATCCTTATAAGTAGGTGTAATACACAGTCTTTCTGTTAAGAATAAATAGTCATCTGCGTCTTTTGTTAAATGTATCTTTTGTATCTCATATTTATATTCAGAGTCAGTATTATTCTCATTTTTAAAATCAATGAACCATTTCGCTTTATCAAAAGTTCTGAAACAACCAATCATATTCTTATAAATATCGTCTCCATATTCGCTTTCATACAGATCTTCTTCAGTAACAATATATAATTCTATACTTGATTGAAAAGGAACCTGGATGTCTTTCAACAAATTTCTCTCTATTTCATTTTGAATAATTCTCGTAGCCATTTATTTATTACTATGCGTTCTATCATATATCATTTTTGTTAGTTATCATTTAAAGAAGTTTTAATCGTTCCCCCATTATATGATAGGTCTATTGCTTATGTATAAGAAAACCCCCTATAAATTAATAAGAATACCTTCTATATCCATTCCGAAACAGAAATCAAAATGGAGGGTATATTTTCTAATACAGTAATTCCCATTCAAACACAGGGGTTACCCCCATTATTTTTCTTCACACTTTTTCTTCACACATTTTCATGTTTTTTAGAGACTTTTTAGATTAAAGATTGATCTATTCACCAATATTTATATAAATATAATGAAATTGAAACAGTCACAAGGGTGAGGTACTATTATATTATAAGAGTTGGTCTTATTATCCATCGGAGAAGGAAAGGCTCTATTTAACAATAAGGAGTGTCCTTACGCCTGTTTTTAAGTGTCGCAACAAGGGGGTGCTATGATATTATAAGGGTTGTTGTTATTGAAAATAAAGTGGGGGATTGTCTCCATTTAATCATAAGAAAAATCCTTACGCCTGTTTTTGAAACAGAAACCGTTTTGAGGGGGTATGTTATTTTTTTTTCTAGTTTTTTCTAGAAAAAAAAAATAATAGAAGAGAGATAGATATCAGAAGAAATAGTCATTTTCCAGTAAAAATACAAAATACAAAAACGAGGTAAAAAATCTTAAGATTTTATGCAAGTTTTGTCTTAGAGAGAAATTACAAAATCTCTCAAAAATAGTAAATCAAAAGATAATATTAATAAAAAAAAACTTGTTCAAAAAAAAAACATACCCCCTCCATTTCGGTTTCTGTTTCAAAACAGGCGTAAGGATTTTGCCCATTCTAAGATAGTAGAAATCCTTATCGTTTTTTACTTAAAAATTGATGGAAAAATCATCAAAAATGTTAAAATGTAGTAATTTAAATAGATTTAAGAAAATAAAAATACCTTATAATAAGATGTCTGGTACAGGAGCAAAAGAAGTAAAGTGGTTTTGTGAAACATGTCAATGTAGTTTCCAACGAAGATTTGCATTAGAAAAACATTATAAAAGTCGAAAGCACTTGCAACACTTAGAACAAGTAGAATCAAAACCAGATGAATTAGTTGAACTCAGAAGAAAGAATGAAGAATTAGAGATTCAAGTACAAGATCTGAAAATAGAAATGGAAAAGCTTAAAACCCAGATATCTAAAAAACCTAAGAGATCATATTCTAATTCATATCATTATGAGAATTGTACTATAAATAATAATATCCAATTGAATCTAACAATTAATCCGCATGGAGCTGAAAATTGGGATTATCTTAAAGACGAGGTATTAAACTTAATGAAAGGAGTGAATACTTGTATTCCAGAGATGGTTAAGAAGTTACATTTTAACAGAGAACATCCAGAGAATCATAATCTAAAGTTGCCGAACAAAAGATTTCCTGATATGAAAACGTTTAATGGAGATAAATGGAATACTCACCATAAAAAGGATGTTATAGAGGCATTGATAATTCAATTAGTAGATAAGCTCGAAGACGAATATGGGGATGATTTTCGTAACCAAAGTACAAGATTCATCCAAACACTTTGGGAACAAAAAACAGGACAAATTATTTCAGAACAAAAAGTAGATAGAGATTTACGAAGGCAAGTAGAATATAGTATAATAGACGGTCAAAACGACCTCAAAGATTAAGTTCGTTTAAATGGACATATAAATTATAACAGTAGATATCAATGTCTATATCAAAAGATTTGTTAGAAAATGATAACATTTTTCTTAAAACTCAATCGATTCTTGAGGCAGAAGAACCAAAAGAGAAAGTTAATGAGCGGCTCAAACAATTAGAAACTTTATTGCTATTTGATCTGATTCAATTATGTCCAAGAAGTAAATCAAGAAATACGAGATCGCATAGAAAAAAATCAAATGATAAGAGTGTACTTATAAATTCATCGGCAATGACCTTATGTTATATATGTGATTCTGAGAACGATATACCGAATGATATAAAGAATGGGGGATCTTATCTTAATTTAGAAGATAAGACATTAACGTTTATAAAGTTAAAAGATGCAGTACCTATAATATTTGAACTAACTGATATCTGGGATTCTGTTGAGAATGTGGTGAATTATACCAGAGAGAATCGTATAAACGATGTATTATTTACAGGAAAAAATTTACAAAGATACCCCTTATATTATAAGGGAAGTACTAAGAAGCATTTGGGATTTAACAATGATAGTTATAATATTGTAAAGCAATTAGTAACAAAGCATTGTGGCGAGGGTTTATTTGATAGATTTCCTAGTTTAAACTCAATATTTGCTTATATGAATGAAATAAATATAAAAATTAGAGAGAAAACCAGGCTTGAGGAAGAAATAGAAGAGAAACGTTTAGAAGAGATTACTAAACAAAGTGGAGGGAATGATGTAAATAGTGATGATAATGATAAGGAAGAGAATGAGAACAAGGCTGAAGTGATTATAGAAGAAATTTCAGAAGAAGAAATGTGGGAGGAGATATTCCAAACAATAGGTATTCTTCCTAGAGATTGTCCTTGTAAGCAATATAGTAAAGCGTTGTATAAAAGATGCGTAGTGGACGGAAAAACATTAAGAGGGATTCGTCCTAAGCATGCGATTGCTTGTACAAAACAAATAAGTCCTTTATAAGTGAGAAGTGATTATTTAAGTCTAAAATATAAGAGCCAATCATAATAATTGTATTTTAGTAATAAATTATGTTGATATAAGGGTGATTTTACAGTTAAATCCAATTTGGTGATTTTATGGTTTTTAATAGAGTTAGTGAGATTTTTTTTAATAGATGTTATTATATTTTTTTGTATATTCTTAAGAGATGATTGATTATTTAGACGAATATCTTTAATAAATTGTGGTGAACCATATTTGTTTAGTTTTAACATACATCTGCTATTGAAGTCGCCAAATAATAGTAGTATATCTGAATCACCAAGTTTGTTAAGATATTTTAATGTAGATTTGTAGAAGTTAGAGTATTTTAGCTGATCTTGTGTGAATGGAGCATGAATGTTAGCTAAAGAACAGGTAATAGAGATATGATTATTGGAAAGATGAAATTTACTTGTGTGTACTCCTTTAGTAACAGTACCTTTATTAGATTCTTTTAATATTTGCTGAACATGAACGGATGTACTGTCCCATAATATTGTAGTTTCAAGTCCAAAACCTATAATATGTCCAAGCAAAGATTTAAGACTATTTCCATGTAATCTAATATTTGAGTCATAGATATCATTCCATACAGTTACATTTGGAATGGTATATTTATCAGCTTCTTGGAATCCGAGGATTAAAATATCTGGTTTTTTGCCAAATCGTTCAAAATTTTTTCTTAGAAAATTAGGAGAGATATGTTGAGGTTTTCCAGAACCAATATTCCATGTTAAAACAGCAATATTAATTGAGTAAATTTGTGTTATAAATATTACAGGGAAATGATCATTTCCAATGATTGGAATAGAGTCATATAAAGTATTATGGGTGTGTAGTGATGTTTTAATCATAATTCTATCAGTATATCCAGGTAGTCTTCCAACGGGACATAAACCGTATTTATTTTTTTGTAGTTTAAAATGTCCTGTTACAGAATGTCTTTTATATGTTGGTTCGAAATAAATAGGTGTTTCAGTATATCCAGGTAGTATTGTAGTAATATTGTTTAGCAAAAAGTCGCTTTTAATAAGGTATCTTAAGATAATAAGAGGTATTTTTTTGTTTGACTCAAGTATTTTTTTTATCTGAAAAAAAGTAACAGACATTATCTTCTCTCTGTAATAATAGATATTATCTTTTTGAGAAGAAGTCCGATATCTGTTTTTGACCATATTTTTTGCCTTCTTCAACTTTAACCATTTTTTGGAACAAAACCTTATAGACTTCATCCATTTTTTTGTCCATAATTTTTTCACGAATTTGGGATGGTTCAAGTTTCTTTTCGCCATTTTGTAATTGTTTTCTAATTCGATCAAAATGGTCTACTGGTAGCTTATAACCATGGACTCTCAATTCTTCCAATGCGAGTGCGAATACCTGACACACAGGTTTTTGGATTTGATTAGTAATGTAGAACAAATAGTCTATGCTTAGGTTTTTTTCTTTTATATAATCGGGATGTTCTACTCTATCACCTTGTAATTTTGGAATAGTTTTAGTTTTAACATATGCATAAGGTATCCTATCATTTGATTGAGGTTTGTTTCCTGGATCTCTTTCTCCCATTCTATCAGCTAAGACTTTATGAACAACTCTATCAGGAAAAGCATATTGAGCTTTCAATTGCTTTGTGACAATGAAATATTGTATTGGGAAATTACCTTTGATAATTTGCTTGAAACAATCCAGGAGGAATTGTATAGCCGCTTGAATATCTCTATCATTCATAATTCGTTTGATGATTCCATCATAAACATATTTAACAATGGGAGCATTATCACGTCTTTTAGTGACAACACCCATAGAGCTTTGTTTATACTTGTTAAGATCAAACTCATATTTGTTGCCAACATAACCCTTTTTGCGAAGCAATAGGAAAGGATAAAATGTCTTTTCGTATTCTAGTTTATGAGGGTACTCCAATAGTGATTGTATGCCATTTTCAACTTCAACAGATAAATCGATAGATTTTTGAAGAGCTTCGCTATTAGAAAGTTGCTGATCTAAGCCATCATGAACATTGAAGTTTACAAATATTGAATCTGTATTATGAACAATACACGAACCGACTCCTGCGTGAAAGTGGTGATTTTCTGTACTTAAGTCATATACATATTGTTCATCATAGTTTAATTCAATTATTTTCTTGATACTATTTTCAATTTTTCTTAATTTACCATTTGTAAAGCTAATTCTATATACATTTGGCTTAGAATCCCTTGTATTGATCGAAACATTGTAACCGATTGATTTTAATAATGTATAAATACCAAATGCGGCAATTTTGCCTTTTTGATCAATAGAACAGCCACAAGATGATTTAGATTGAGATGTAACTCCTATACAATCAAATGTCTTATGAACACCATGCATTGATTTTTGTCCATCCGCATCGTACAATCCAATCAGAAATTGTTTTCTAATTTCAATTGAACTGTTTAAAATAATACTAGGGACTTGTTTCGACTTTGTAATATTATGATACATCAAATCTCTAAAATATTTGATATATTCAAGTTTTTTACCATATACGTTTGATGAGAATACTAAATTGTAAATGAATGAATTCCGATTTTTGGTATTGTAAAACTTCCATTCAAATTCGGGAATTTCTTTTGAACATAAATCTAAATATTCTTTGATTTTAACAATATCTTTGTTTGCAATTTTCCAAGATGATTTATCTCCAGATGGACATTTATAAAATCCACAAGTTCCATCCCCCATAAAGAATCCTAAAATTCTAGCAAATCCGGGACTAATCTTTGTATTATAATTCACATTATCAAATTCTTTTGGGAATGATAGCAATAATTCATCACCAACAACCAAATCTTTTGGTGTAACAGCATTACCCTTGTTATCTAACAGCGAATGGTCTTCTGTAACATCGACACATCCGCCATGAGTTAATACTCTAATAATTTTTTTATTAACTTTGTGTCTCATAATTTGGTTAACTTTTGTCCAGCCTGAATCAGTCCACACATCATATCCGATACAATCTGTATATGATTTCATATATTCATCATCTGGAAATGGACCAATCTTTTGAAATTGATTATATAAATCTTCAGGTGTCATTATGATAATTTTATCATTTTGTTTCAATAACAAAGGAGTATCTGAAACAACTGAGTCACCATAAACAATTTCTGCTTTGGGATAATGTTCTTTAACATAATCTTTAGCTAAGTGTAAGTGTCTTCTTCCGACAGCTGTTGTTGAAGCAGCAATATCCTTATAATATAAAGAACTGACTTCAGCACCGACTCCGCCATATAGTGAATTAGCAGTAACTTTATAAGCAAGTTGTAAACCGTCTAAAACAGAGATTCTAAAGGGATCTTTTTCATTTTTGATTTGAGCTCTGGTAGCCTTACGTGCCGCCAGTAGTTTCATCAAGATACGTGGAAGAATTCCTCGTTTAGTGTCATCAATTTTTCCAGTTTCTGGGTGAATGGATGGTTGAATATATCTACAATTAACAACAGGGTTTTTTGTATCAACCTTTTTAACCCATGTTTTACCTTGAAGTACTTGATAATAATTATCATATGAGATATCTTGAAATTTGATACCCATACTTTCTAATAATTTTGCTCCAGATTCACCCTGATATTGAGGTTCAACAATAATAGAGTCATGGCTAATATTGCTTCCAATCATACTGGAAGGATATAATGAACCATAGTCAAGAACGCTAACAGGATTTTTTAGGAAAATTGCCGGTGTAGGTTCAAGTACCTCTGCTCCTTCATAAGAATCTTTTGTGTCTTCTGGAGGTCTCGGTAATTCAGGTATCAAATATTTTTCCTTTTGACATTCTGATGCAACAAGACTTAAAGTTTTAATCATTTGTCCTCGCATAAAGAGGAATGGAAATGGTACTAGACATACATTTGACATGCCAACGTTATTTGTGATAATTTCCAGCTTTTGAATAAGATGAAGACATAATTCACAATCCTGTACGCAATATTTAGCTACAATTGCTCTGTCTGAGTCTGTTCCGCGTTGTTTTTCGAAAATATCTTGTGGAGATACATTATCTTTGCCTACAGCCCAATAATATGATTTTGGTTCTTTAGGTAATTCTTGACTGTTATCTCCTTCTTCTAAAGTAATGCTTGTATTTTCAACAAGATCAATAATTTGTCTTCTTTCACCAATAAATTCTTTTCCGATGATACTTTCTTTGAAAATTACAACATAATGTCCTTTTAAGAGACTAAATGTACTTTTAGTATGTAGAGTAATACTACAATTGGGACTATCATCAAGATGTTCAATTGCGGTAATAGCTCCGTGAATGAATTCGTTAGAGACATCATCTAATTTGTATGATGATAAGTTATGATCTTTCTGAATAACTTTCAATAAATCAATTGTAACAATGCCAGGCATTTGAAAGTAGAACATAATATTGACACCCAAAGCAGATGATGAGAGTGTTTTCTCAACAAGTTTATTTTGTTTTGATTTACGAGGTCCTAACTGTTTTAGAAGATCAAGACAATTGTATTCTTCTGCACATTCCCATAGAAATTTGAAATCAAAACCGAATATATTATATCCGGTGATAACATTTGGCTGTGATTTTCGCATGAATTTAAGCCATTCTTCGAATAGTTCTCTTACAGAATCACATGATACAACTTCAATACCTTCTAAGTCGTCACAGCCTCCAAGAGCTACGATATGTCTTTGAATACTTGTTTTTTCCTGACCATATCTGTAACAAACGGTACCGATTTGAATAACTTTATCGCCTTTAACAGGTGGTAAATAACTATTGAGAATTTGTTTTAAAGATTCAACGATTTCTTTACTTTTGGTTTTTTGAACAGTATGTTTGGTTAAACAAACATAGCATTCGTCTCCGAGTGTATCGAATAGTTTATTCCCAATATCATATGGATATTTGAGAATAATCGTTTGAATAGATGATCGAGTATATTCGTCATATTTCTCGTTTATGTTGTAATCTCTGAAAGCGGCTTTAATCCACATTGAAATAAGTGTGGGATTTGTCCGTTTCTTGGATTTCTGATACCTGACATTTTCTTCATAAATATTCATTGCCAATTTGTAGTAATCTTTTTTAGCTACTGGAAAATCACCATGACTCGAATCAGCTTCAATATCAAAAGAAGCCACTTTAATTGGACCAATAGATTCTATATCTATTGGATGTACATCTTTCCAATGAACTGTCCAATTTTGTGGAAATTCGGTTTCACATAATGTGGGTCTGGTTGATCTAACAGCAGATTTCCCAAGTGAGATCCATCCAGAAGGTTTAATTTTTTGTATGTGAATTAATCTTAAAACTGGTGGAATATTTTTCTCATAAATAGGGAATTGATGTTTACGTAGAGCATAAATAGAGCCTTTGTAAGGATCTTTCAATCTATAATATACATAACGCGCAGCTTTATCGCTTTTAAATACGAGTTGCATAAATAATGTAGTCTGATCCCACTGATAGGTTCTAAATTTGAATCTTTTTCTGAGCATTTTAGTAGAATACTCTTCAATAAATTCACCTCTCATGTTTTTGGGCAAAGATTCTTTGATTTCGTCCGCAAATATTGATGTCCATGATTGTTTCCAATTATGGGGGAGTTCAATATAAAAGTAAGGTGTGAATCCAGTAACTTTGATACTAACATTTTGTCCAGTTTTAGTAAGAGCATAAATATATGTAACAAAGTTTTGAGAAATCTTTGGAGTATCATCATCGCAATCAAATTCGTTGTTAGAATCTGAATCATCATTATCAACTAATTCATCGTATGTTTCCCAGTCGTAAATTTGAAAAGCTTCTTGAGACATATTTAATAATATTCTTGATTTGTTAAATACCTATGATGATGCATTTCATTTTTTTAACTAACTGGTACATTTATTGAAGAAAAGATCAAATATTTTGTTACACCAATTACGAATTTTAGTTAGTATATTTGGATTTTCTGCGGGATTATAGCCTTTGTAATCAAGTTCAGTAGATTCATCATCTCTAGGGATACTTGGTGGCGATATATCAGATGAACAATCATCTTTATTTTCAACAGTAGGATTAGGAGGTATAGTTAGACCCATATTAGATTCATTAGAAAATTCTTTATACATTTTATCATGTATTTTAAGTTCTTTTAGAAGTGAAATAATATGATGTTTTTGTCCAAGTGCACAAAAATCGTGGAATTCTTCGTATGAGATGGTTTTAGATCCTGTATTGATGATTGAGAATAGTCTGTTATTAGTATCGGAGTCATCAATATTTAAAGACTTAGCGAGTTCCCACTTATAAAGATTAGTACCATATCCATCAGTCAGTACTTGAAAAATATCATATGTAAGTTGGTTAAGAAAGTGTGTTTTATTAAAGATAATGAATTCTTCCCATTCGTCCATAGATTTAAGACCTGCATTATCGGCAATAGAAAGTAGTATTTGAACAGTTTTGCTCATATTAGGTGTAGTGAGTTTTGTGAAATCTAACATTTTATTGTAAGGGGGCTATAAAGTGATATATTTAGAATAATGCGTATGATTTTATTGATAAAATATGTATGTTAAGTTATAAATAAATGTCTGATACAAATTTAGAAGGAATAAAAAGATTTGACGATTTAGTTAAAGAATTATCTAATTTGGCAGTAATATTCTTAGATAATGGGTTTGATACTTTGATAGAGAGTTTAGATTTAACAAAAACCGGGATAACTTTATTTCAGCAAGAATTGGTAGATATAGGAAAAGGTGATATAATATTTAGTAAGAAGTATTTTGATATTGCGTAAAATATTGAATAAAAATAGTAAGACATGAATTATTATGGAGGTAAATCAATTGGCATCTCTTGGTTTAAGTGAGTCACAAATAAAACGAATATTAGAGCGTTTACCAAAAGAGTCGGTACATCTATTTATAAAGAAATGGATTGCGGAGAAAGGAGTATCATATCAACAAACACAACAGCAATCAGACATACGTCGTACAGGGGAATATTCTGCACGAAGAAAGAATCATAGTGTGGAGCCAAGATATTCAAGGGATATGGATTTTGTAAATGATAGTACTGTGAAAGCTCCATATATGCCTCGAATGATACCAAATTTTACAGAGAGAGCAACAACTGAAGAGATGCAACAAAGGTATCAAGATAAGACAAATAGTCGTAATGATCCTTCTGCGAATTTGGATATAATGTCAGCTCAGTTATTTGGAAAGCCTCCTTCAGGAGGATACAATGCGGATTTTTTACATAAAAAGTATAAGCAATTAGCTGTTACATTACATCCAGACAGACAAAATGGTGATGGAACGGCGTTTCAAATGTTGACGACATGTTATAATCATTTGAAACAATCAATACCTAGTGGTATGACAAATATAAATGTAGGAGAGAGAAGTTCTATACGAGAGAATATAGCTGTACCACCTCCAGATAGTTTGTTTGATTCAAAATTTGATGCATCAGTATTTAATGAGTATTATACAAAGAATGCATTTAAGGATGAAGAGAGAGGATATGGAGATTGGTTAAAATCGGAGTCAACTATAAAACAACCGGAAAGACCATCTGAAAGTAATTTTCATAGTGCTTATGAAGAGAATAAAAGAGCTCATACGAATAATATGGATGAAAGTAGGTATCAATTAATGAAGTGTCCGGATATACCAGAGGAATTAGCTTTAAATTCAAATGCGGCATTATTGGGTGAGGGAGAGGTAAATGACTATAGTGGGGAGACACCATCTGGGACAAAATATACAGATGTTAGGCGTGCATTAGAAGCACCGCATTTAACGTATGAAGATTCAACAATAAATGAGGAGGATGTATCAAGAAGTTTTGCGAGAGTAAAAAATAATAGGGGGTCAATACCACAAAAAATGACAGATGAAGATAAAAGAAGGTATGCTGAATTGAGACAGAAGCAGAAAGAGGATGAAGAATATAGAATGTATAGGTTAAGACAACGGGATGAAGATATAGAATCTCATTTTAAGAGTACTCATCATAATCGTTTAGAGATGTAAAAAAAGATGAGTTATATTAATGATAGATAAGATAGCATTATTCGCATTACTAATAATGACTTTAATCTATATATGTAGCGAGAAGAAGAAATATGAAAGTACAAAAGAAGATTTTGTAAATGTAAGAAAATCTGAATCTCCTAATATTAATAGGAACGTTGATTCAAGATTTACAATATTACCAAGTACTTCAAACAAGGAGAATTTTAAGAATCCGTGTGATCCTATAAAACGTAGAAGGGATAGATTAAAAAGAGAGTTAGAGTCTTCTGAGATGACGATCCTGAGACTCGAAGGAAACTTGCGTCACTATAAGAGCCAAAATGAAATACTCAAAAAAAAGATTGAAGATTTAAAAGCCCATCATAATTTTCTGGTGAATAGCGTAGAGGATTAATGTTTAAATGTACACAAACAGATGCGGAATGTCAATATGTCTTAAAAAAAGATATAATTTATATTTTGATATGAAAGGAGGACTGTTAGAAAACAATTGTATAATTGTCGCAAGATTTAAAGAAGATTTAGAGTGGTTAAACAAGCTTGTAGAGAGGGAGATGTGGATAGAGAGAGTTATAATATTTAATAAGGGTTCTGATAATATATCATTTTCTAAGGAATCCTTAAAAAAAATAGAAATAGTTAAAAAGGAAAATATAGGAAGAGAGGGTGGTACATATTTGGATTATATAATAGAGAATTATGATAATTTTCCTGATAAGATATGGTTTGTACAGGGTGATCCATTCGACCATAGTCCAGATTTTCTAAATTTGATGAAGTATGATATAGTACGTCACTATGTAGACAAAGAGTTTCAAACGTTAACTTGGAGATATAATGAGATGATACCTCCAAATATAGATTCTGACCATCGTTTTTATATAGAGAAGAATAGGATAATTCAATACTATATAGATTCAAATACTCAACAAACGGTTGAAACGCATGAATTTCATGATTTTGCACACGATGAGAAGGTAAATTCATTGAAATACAAGACACCAATACCATATGGAAATTATTTACATTATATGTGTGGTGCGAATGGTTTTCCTCAGCCAAATAATATAATACCGTATTGTTGGAGTGCTATATTTTATGTAAGAGGTAGTTCAATAAGAAGAAATGGAAAGAATTCTTACGAAAATCTGTTAGAAATGTTATTATCTTCGAATAATCAAGGTGGAAATGAAGGTTTTGTTTTAGAGAGATTATGGCAATATATATTAACACATGAGACTTATAGTGATTTAGTAAGCTTAAAAAAAAGTTTAGGATGGAAATATCATGATTTGTGTGGTTTTTGGAATTCATCTTTGATGTATATAGCAATTTATGATAAGTCATATCAGAAACATCCAACTCGAAGGAAAGCGGAAGATAGATATGATTCAACGATGATATATTTGAATGAGGAGACAGGAACATTTGAGGTAATGAAAGGTCTGTATTATGAGAGTACACCAGTATTAATGTGTCCGTGTTTGAATATTGAATCAGCAAAGGATATATTAAAGCTTCAAATCGATTTTACAACAAAGAAGATGGATTTAATGCGAGGTTTTGAGAATTTAGTTAGTAATAATTTGATACCAACACTATTTTGGACTCTTCAAAATAAGAAGAGTGTTCGTATATCAGATAATGTAAATATTCATAAGTACGAAAAGGAAGAAAATGATAATATAAAATGTTGTGATGATAAGATTGAATTGGCTTTAGATAAAAGGGGAGCAGAACTAATGGTATCTAAGAGTGAGGTTTCTTAATACAGATAGTGGTAAGAATAAGTAATGCAATGAAAAGAAGTAAATATGTGGAATAAGGGATAGATTTTGTTTGAGAGTTTTGTGTAAATTCTTCTCTACACCTGCTTTCTGAAAATGGGATTTTAAAGATTTCTCCGCCATAGTTTTTGTCATGTGTTGGTTGTCTTGGAACACATTGTTCTTCTACATACCATCCCCGACCATTAAGTTGAACATCCTCTTTATTATCAAATTTTCTACCATCAAGAAGTAGTCCATCACCAACAGGTAGTCTTGCTTTCATACAATCCGATGATGCGAAAGGTCCTTTTTTGACAATAGCATTCGCATAATCGGATAAATTAAGGGTATATAAGTCTTCTTGTACACCACCCAATAATCCTGTACCTCCAATAATTGGATTTTTACCATTTGTGATATATTCTCCATTTTTCTTAATACATGTTGGTGTGTATCCCATAGGATAGCTTCTAAAATACATGTATCGATCTTTACCAATACATTCGGTATCACTTAAGGGACCGCAAGTACCTGAGAGTTTAACAAATTCATTTCTACCAATAGTAGCTTTTTTAGCTTCTTTTTTACTGGTGGTACCAGTAAGTCCTCCAAGTCCGACATAATCGACAGCATATTTTTCCATTTCTGGCATCCATTTGTTGACTAATACATTAACACCATATTTACTACCTTTTCTTGGACAGTCGATTTGATTTAATACCATTGATTTAAGACAATATATAATTTATACGGTTACATTTTGTCCGACTTCTTGTACAGGCCAATCAGGAGGTTGTTTATTGACATATGAAAATAAATTACAAATAGATAAGTTTTCAGAATTATCAGCTGGCATTGCACATTCTGTGTATATTTTTTTAGAAATAGTGTGAATTTCAAATATAGGGTGTAAGTGCCATCCTTTTTCTGAATTAGATATATTTGGGTAATGATTAAAGCAACATAATGAGACAAATAGGAATCCAACAAGCCATAATATAGATGTATGAATAATAGCTATATCATCTGGATGAGTATCTTTATTAGGAATAAGAAAGAATTCCCAAACCAACAACGCCATAAAGATATTTCCAAAAACACGGATTACTGGTTCTAAAGGATCATTTTGTTTGATTTGTATTGATATCTGAGAAGCTAAGAATAGAATAGCACAGAAAACAAAGAACTTATAATAGACTACTCGCATATTTGCTCGAACTTTCTTTCTTTGGAAGTTATTATATATTGTTGCTGCAAAAAGTGGAACTAAAAATACAAGAGCAATTTCAGCATATTCAAACTTCATTACAAATCTAATTTATTTTTTTAACAGATTAAAATGTTTACTGTGAAATGAGAAGCTTTCCGATTGATATTGCTGTATCTATATTTTCTATAGACATGTTAAGATCAAGAATTTTTTGTAATCTAATTAGATAACCATAATCAATACCCTTATACTTATACATACGTGAAGATCTGCTTGAAAATACATCAACATATTCAATCGATATACTATCTTCTGGTAATTGTATCAAATTTTTGGGTATTTGAATAATTGTGTCTTCATAAATATGTAAATCTATATTTTCAGAATTAACTTTACCATATAGTGTTTTGTTATCAACAATAAATTGGTCGTAACAATTACCAATTTTAATATTTGATATAACAGGAGTGTTTGATATAATTTTAACAAGATCTATATTAACACTACATCTTGATGGGGAGCGATATACACAATAAAATGATTTGTTTACTCTGGATGATATTCGCGTGACAATGTCTTTAATATAATTCCAAGTTTTTATATTGTTTGTATTAGGCTTTTCTGATTCTAATTGGAACTTCAATTGTACAAGTAAACTGATAGTTAAAGCAAGCATTCTACGTGTCTTGTCCATCTCATTTATGTACATCTTGCGTTTATTTTCAATATTAATTTGATTTTCTTTAGCGTATGAGTCGCGTTTTTTGTAAAAATGTTTGATAACTGTATCCATTAAAATCACTTATTATTTTTGTTACGGATTTGAACTATCAGTTAATAATTGAAGATCTGTTATAGTTGTATGGAGTATATTATCAAAAGAGTCTTTATCATTCATAAACTGTCTGGTACTTTCGACTAAAAATGATCGAGTATTTTGATTTCTCATTAAATTTTGTATACCTTTGCCCATAAACTCTTTTGACGGTTTCTGCCCATATTGGGTTATATATAATTTTTCGAGATAAGCATATGTTTTCATTATGACTAATATAGATTTGATATTAGAGAAATCGTCAAATTGTCTGTCGAATAGAGTACGAAAATTAGAATCATTCATTAATTCCATAATGAGTTGGTAATCAGAGAAACTGGACTCTTCTTGTAACATATCTATAAATGATAATTTAGAGTTATATTATAAAAGATAGATTACCAAATAGATTATAATCTCATTAATAATTAATGATTACCATATTAGTCATAATTATGATTTTAATGATATGTTTAACAATATATGGTGGAACATATTACGCAATAATGTTAAATAACATAGAGAAAGGTGAAAAGAAGATTATAAAAAAATCAGGAAAGTGTCCAGAATGTCGTGTGAGTTGTCCGAGTAATCCTAATTGTCCGGAATGTGAAACATGTCCTACAACAACAGAAGCTCCTACAACAACAGTAGCTCCTACAACAATAGCTCCTACAACAGCAGCTCCTGTAACAACAGCAGCTCCTTCAACAACAGCAGCTCCTGTAACAACAGCAGCTCCTTCAACAACAGAAGAACCGAAAGATGAGAATGGTGTGCCTATGTGGGCAGTAAATGCAGGTTGGCCAGGTGATGAGAAATATTTATGTAGAGTACCGGAGTCATGTATAACATTATCTAGGGGGAGCGGCGCGTCGAACCACAAGTCTTTGACCACCAGATCTTCAAAATCGGTATGTGAGAGTCCAGATGTAAACATACAAATGGTAACAAAATGGTGTGGACCAATTCCAAAAATTTCAACTTTGATTAAGGAAATGGAGGGGAAAGCGTTTATGGGATTTAGTAATAAAACGTACCGCGAGATGGGTGGGCGGAGCGTTCAGGGGCGCGACCATAAAAAAGAGTATTTAAGAGAAACAAGTAATGGATATGATACCGCTTATCCCTTCAAAGTTGTATTGAAAGGATGGACACATGAGGATATTAGGGTATATGGTTATACAAGAAATAGTCCCGGAATGGCAACTGCAAAGATAGTAGGATTAGAAAGTGGAAAAAAGTATGATTATAGAATAATAATACATGTTAAGGAGGAACGACATGGCGTGGCGCGCGGCGCGGCGGCGCTTCTGAAGTTAATGAATAAACCGTATAATTATAAAGTAAATGGCGCGCACGCGCCGCACCTCCATAAAATGGAGGTAATTCATGTAACTAAGTTTGGGTCAACAAATATAGGTGGTTCTGCCATTGCAAATGATAAAGGAGAAATAGAATTTCAGTTTCATAATACATATGGTAATAATTCTAGAATAGGTCTAAGTAATATATTAATAGGAAGTCCAGATAGTGATATAAGATCGGAAAATAATAGTAAAGAGACTGTAGATAAAGAGACTCTAACGGAAGAAGAGAAGTATGAAAAAAAACTGAATGAACTTCATAAAAATTTATTGGCAGAAAGGATTGTTCAAGGATCTCGGACAATGTAATATTTGCTGGTGTGATGAGGGTAAGTTTCTTTATGACATAACTATTCTTCTGGGATATTATCTAAATAGCTATCAATTAATTTTAATAAGATGTCTTTATCGGCAATAATATCATTCCATTTAGATGTAGAAGGAATAGAGGCTAATAATCCATACATACTGGCAGAAAAGTCTATGAATATATTCCATAATTTGTCTGCCTTATCATTATCATTAATGACATCAAAGAATAGATGTTTGACGTTGTCTTGTTCAGCTTTTTCCATTGCGTCCTCTAATAACTCAAGTGCATAATTGAAAACTTGTGTACCATCTTTATTTTTATTAATGTTGATAAATGTTGAAACAACTTTTTTAAATGAGCAAACAATAATGGTTAAATTATTTGGAAGTTTTTCAATTGTATCAGAGTTAAGAGTTTGATCTAAATAATTTTGAATGGTAGTAGTAATTAACAAAAAGGGAGGTGATTCTAAAAGATGATCATCAAGATGAATATCTTTTAAAGTTTTAGCAATATCTTTGAAAGTATTATTAAGATTAATTTCGAATTGGTTTAAGTTAGAAACATCAACTGATGAAATAGAATTAACTAAGTTAAGAATGTGTATATTGTATGGAGAATTGAGTGAATGAAGTATATATTCTGAATATTTTTGCATGAATTGAGGCATTAATAAATTTTGGTTAATATAAACGCATTAACATTTAAATTTCGATATGCCAGAAAAATTTACATCTATTTATGAAAGCACCACAATATCCTCACTATAGTAAATTGCGCAATATTCTTAAGGAAGAGCAATTAGATATTTACAAAAATTTAACAAAAAAGTTGTCAATAATAGATAGTATTGATTTTAATGAAGTCTCTATAATAAAATCTTCATCTCGAGTTTTGGTGATGTGCTATAGAGGAGGGATAATAAAGGTAATTTTTGCTCCAAATAATATTTATAAGAACGAACTATACTTTTCGCATATTTTGTATCCGGTAAATATATATTCTTTAGCATCATTAGATGGATGTATGATATTTTTACCGAAATATGGATTAAGTCTGAATAAGCATAAATATAGTGAGATAATAAAAGAAAGTCATATATTAGAGAGAGATATATGTAGGCAAGTCATGCAATTACACACAAGTTTTATTGTTCATAATGATATAAAACCATCAAATATAGTTAATACAAAGAATATACCAAAAGATATATATAGTTGGAGAATAATAGATTTTGGATTATCCGAAACACACATATTATCAAATCCTGGTAGATTGTATTTCGAGAACGGTACACGGGATTATAATATACCAAAATTTAGAAAAGATATAACAAATTTGTCAGAAAGTGAGCAATTATTTTGGATTTATATGAAAGATTGGTATGGAGTATCAAGAACGTTTTCAGAATTGAAAAATGGAGAATCAAATACTTTTTCAGAATTGAAAAATGGAGAATCAAATAAGGAAGAGTTTAAGTTGAATGAAGAATTTGTAAAACCGATTGTATTAGGTGATGTGGTTAAGGTATTTACAAAACAGATAAATATAGAGATAGAATATTTGTACATGTATATTGATGATATGGAATTAAGCATGATATTGAAAGTTCTGAGAAATTTACTGAAAAAGCACAATATAGAAGAAACGCCATATTATCTTATAGTTTAGAGATGTGTATTTTTTTTAAGAAATATATTTGTAATAGAAGATAAGAAATGACAATATCTTTATTATTTTATAGCAACTTTTGTCAACATTGTAAACAAATAGTTAAAGAGATTAAACGGTCTCCAGTAAGCAATGAGATACGTTATGTATGTATAGATTCATCTCAAGTTCGTGAGAAGTTACCAAACTATATAAATAGTGTACCATCTCTTGTAGTTGGAGAAACGAATCAAATATTTGTTGGTAATCAAATTACCGGATGGTTGAAAATGCAGCCAATTATAAATAATAAGGAAGAATCCCCTCCTCAAAATAGAGAGAATTACATGGATAGGAATAAACCAATAGTTGAGAAAAAAGATCAAAATGAATCAATGGGTCCAAATGGATGGCATAATAATGAAATGAATGCGTTTTCTGATTCGTATTCATTTTTGGGTGTGGATACATCTGCTCAAGGAGATGGTGGTATGTCTATGGTACACAATTTTGAAACTTTAAATGGAACTAGTGGGGATACATTACCATCTGGAATGACTCCAGGAGGTGCACCATCAAATCCATCTATGCCTGTACAATATGGAAATCCGATAACGAATTCAGTTAATTCAACAAGTGGATATGGTAGTATTCAACTCAGCGAAAAAGCGGATATTTTGAATAAAGAGATGGAAGATATGATGAGTCGTAGGGAATTAGATGTTCCAAATGTTCCAGCACGTATTTAGGTGTTTTTGAAAGTACAAATCCATTGTGCCTTTTTATTACCGCTTAGATTGTCCTTAGCTTTTTCTTCATCGGCTTTAGTATCTGAATCTGTTTTAATAGCTGTATCAAGAGACTCCTCTTTAATAACAATTGCGGATTCAGGTTTTTGTGCGGCTGCTTCATCTGCTGCTTTTTGTGCGGCAGCTTTGTCTGCAGCTTGTGCTGCTTTTTGTGCGGCTGCTTTGTCTGCAGCTTGTGCTGCTTTTTGTGCGGCTGCTTTGTCTGCTTCTTTTTGTGCGGCTTCAGCGTCTGCGGCTTTTTGTGCGGCTTCAGCGTCTGCGGCTTTTTGTGCTTCTTCTGCTTTTTGTGCGGCTTCTTCTTTTTCTGATATAGCTTTGTCTGCTTCTTTTTGTGCGGTTTCTGCTTTTTCTTTGGCTGTTTTTGAGACTCCGTATGTGACGTCGAACTTACCGGACTTAAAATCTTCTGCAGCCTTGTCTGCTGCTTTTTGTGCGGCTTCAGCGTCTGCAATTTTTTTTGTGGCTTCAGCGTCTGCTTCGTCTGCGGCTTTTTGTGCGGCTTCAGCGTCTGCGGCTTTGTCTGGTTTTTCCTCAGGTTCTTCATCACCTTTTTCTTCGAAAGGATCTTCCCCGAAAGCACCGAGTTCTTTGATGCGCTCGAGTCCTCTTTCCTTTGTTATTTCGGGAGCGTCTTCCTTTTCAAGAGCGTCTTGTAGTGCCTCGGCATCTTTATTAGTTTTGGATTTTTTAGCAGTGATATTATCTTGAGTATCTTCTGCGGATCTGGTTCTTTTCATACCACCCTTTTTTGTATGTTTCGAACGTTTTTTAAGAAATTTTTTCTTTGTAAATTTTTTTGAAGGCTTTTTTGGCACTTTTTTAGCTTTAAGTACAGTCTTCTTAGTTTTTGATTTCATTATATAAAGTCTATATAAAAAGTGTTTGGTTATAACAAAAAGAATATTTGAAGCTACCATTGTGTAATTTCAAAGGCATTATCTGTAAATGTGGAGATACCTTCAGGGAATTGGGTATTAGAATCTTGAAATGAAGTTATGCCAGTAGGAAAAGAGGTAGTTTGTTCTGTATTAGGAAATGATGATTGTGTTGATAAATTAATAGAGTTTGAAGAGAGACCATTGTTAAATGGGTTTTCTTTGACTTGTGGTTGCACGTTTCTCTGTGGATTAGGGATATTCATAGAAACATCTGTGGCAAGAATGTCTGGTGTTTCTTCATCTTCATCTGGGTTATTTCCAGTTTCTGTGTATACGATACTAATATTTTGTACAGGTTTATCATTAAAATCAACGGGTGATGAGCCGATATTCTGAATATGTTCGAAACCTTTAATAACTTTACCAAAAACGACATGTTTACCATCAAGATGTGGTGCAGGAGCTAAAGTAATAAAGAATTGGGACAGGTTAGTATTCGGTCCTGAATTAGCCATTGATAAAAGTCCTTCTGAATCATGTTTTAAAGTGAAATTTTCATCATTGAAGGGTTCACCGCCATATATTGATGTGCCACCTGTACCATCCTTTTTAGTAATATCGCCCCCCTGTATCATAAAGTTGTTAATAACACGGTGAAAAGGAACTCCTGCATATGAATTATTTTTACATAGTTGATAAAAATTTTCAACAGTTTTTGGGACAACAGAAGTGTATAATTCAATAACAATTCTGGATTTTCTATCTGTAGCCATAAAATCTTCTTGAAGAATATCCATCGTGACGTATTTGTTTAAGTTGGTATCTTCTGTAACGAATGTTTCTTTTGGTTTAGATTTTGGTTGTATTTTTGTGTTGGTCTCTGCAATAAATAGCGCAATATATCCGAAACATAGTGCGATGACTGCAAATAATAATGCTGTTTCAAGTACACCTTCCATAAATCCAACGATTATTTTTTTATATTTGGATATTGTAACTATGATTAAGAAAGCAGTAAAGAAAACATTACGTGTTGGGAAAGGTTTAGGTAAGGGTGTTGGCAGAGGTTTAGGTAAGGGTGTAAAGAAGTTGAGATCAAGTACAAGAAATTTGAAGAAGACTTTGAGAAAGAATCTGGGTAAAAACCGTAAATTTTTGAAATTAGGTGGTAAGAAAAGGGGTGGTATGCCTGCGGAATATTTTGGAGCGCCAATGAATAAGAACAGAACGTCTAATTCTGGAACAACTGCGAAAGCATTACCTCCAAATACGGTAAACAATAATTTAGTACCTGATAAACCATCTTTTAAGTAAATTAAGAAGATTGATTAGGTGGATCAATATTGGGTTTAACATATGTATCGACTAAAACTTGACCTACAGCAACAGAAGCGTCATGTTGTGTCATAGAGCCATTTCTAACTAACATATGTGCATTAAGAAGTTTATTAAGCATATTATCATCACAATCGTGACTACATATCATATCAAATGAATGTTCGAAATTAGTAGCAAAATTGGAGTGTGTATTTTTTAATACATCTTTGCTAATGTGTTCATCTCTGAATTTTTTACGGATTATAAACAATTCAGCTATGTCTTCTTTTTCCATAGAAATAATATGAAGTTAAAAAGATAGGTTTAATACGCATTTATTTAGTTGGATTAGAACAAACAGGAGATGTTTTGACACACAATGGATCACCAAGATCAGGAGGTAATCCAAGTTTGCCATCGACGGGTGTTGGTACTAATGGACGATGATTGTCTTTAACAACGATTCTGTTAGAAACATTATTATCAAAAGGGATCAAAACATTGTCTTGAGGGTTTTGACATAAATATTCCCATCTATCGAATCCAGTACCTCTAAGATTGGATGCAGGATCAGAGTGTCTTGATTCAACAGTATGTGGGAAACAATCTTTCCAATGAGTTAATCCGGGTTCTGAATTAGTAGAAGGTATTGTTGAAGGATTTTGGAAAGATTCTTCAATAGAACAACTACAGTCATTGGGCGCAGGTTTAACTGTAGTAGTTTTTTTAGGGGGTTCTCCGTTGTAAAGAGATTCGGCAGTACATTTAGAGGCAGGTCTATCGAGAGCTCTTAATTCCGATTCGGTATCAACCAATGGAACCTTTCTATTAATACTGTCTCCGGCTTTTTGAAGACGAATTGTAGGTGGTTCGGGATAACAATAATTGCAATCATTGGGAGGAGTACCAAGCATATAATTTCCGGGTCCAGTTGATTCATATATAGTTTGCTTGTATTGACACATGTCAAAGTTCAAACGATTGAAGCTCATATTCGAATTGGATATTTTTTTTTGAGTATAAAAAGAAAAAGTTACTTTTTATATTGCATTTGTTGCCATGGAGGTAAACAAGAAGGCATATTGGGTGAAGGAGGTAAATTGACAGGTTCATAACGAATCATTTGGCATGGTGGAAGGTGTGATTTATTTGTATCAATTGATACAGGACCTTTAAGTTCATTACCTGGAATTTGTATTTTACCATCAGGATTAGGAATCCATGTATTTTTTAATTCTGGGCAACGTGTATTGAATCGGGTAAGTCCTCTAAGATCAGTTTCAAGATCTACAAGATTACCTTTAACAAGAGAGACATTGTTTCCTCCAACAACACCAAGTTCCATTCGGCAAGGTTTTTCTTGATAAAATTTAGTAGGATCAAGAGTGTATGTTAATTGATTTGCGCCTTCTCCCATTTCGGTCTCATATGCACATGTATCATATATTAGCCTATTAGAGCTCATTACTATTATAATGATAATATATTATCATAATTCAAAAATTTTGGGATGTTTTAGGAGTTCTTTATAGCATTTGCCAATAGTTACTTGTGAAGTTTTAGCAACTTTTGCGATATCTGCTCGTGGAATTTCGGTTTCCATATCTAAAAGTGTAGTAGCCATATATATTGAAGCGGCTGCAATTGATACAGGTGTGTTTTGACTAAGAATAGCATGTTCTTTACAAAGAGAACTAATATATCTAGATTTTTTTAGCAATTCAGACGAGTCTTTATGTAATTTAGAGCAGAATCTAGCCAAATAGTCCATAGATTGACAGTCACCCTTATAAGAGATATGTTCTTTACCAGCACGTTGCCATAATTCAGTAAATTTTTTGTTACCTCTTGTAACCCATTTATCATTGATTTGAAATATTTCAGCGATTTCTTGACTGGTTCTTGGAACACCTTGTTTTTTACATGCCATAAATAGACATGCTGCAATAAGTCCTTTTCTCATAATACCACGTGCGACGTATAATTCAGAAACAATTTTGTAATATTCGTGTGCAAGTTTTGTGACATTACCAAGTATACAACCATTAAGAGAACGTAGTGAGATATCTTGGAAGATGCTATTAAGACATCTTTCTTTATATGTCATAGCCGACCAAGAATGAACTTTTTGTGTTCTACGCATTTGATAGTTTGAGGTTGGATTTGATAGTATAATAGTACCTTTAGATGATTGTGGTAATAAATTATTAATAATTGCGCTACAACGAATTGAGTCGCTTTTTGTTCCGTCAGGGTATGTTCTCCATTCAGCAGTATTATCTATCAACTGTTCGACGATAGAACCACATTTAGGGCATTCCCATATATCAAGTCCATGTGTAATTGTGGGTATATCACATTCTTCGCATATAATAACGGATGAATTTTTATCATTTGTTATTGTATCATTATTGTCACTATCAAGTTCTTGATTAAACAAAGAAAGGTAGTTATCAATTTCAGTGGATTCAAATTTTGACATTTTCAGAGATTTTATATACAACTTGAAAGTTGATTCATTTTTATTCTAAATATATGTTTATATCGTTTTTAAGGGTTAGAAGGTGTAAAAGTGATAAAATAAGGTTATATGAATAATAGTTAGTATGGATGATGATAAAATATACAAGGGGTGGGTGGGGAGTTATATACATAAAGATACTAAAAACCATCCGAGTAAAGTATATGAGAGTGAGCATATGTCATCAATAGATCTACCAAAATTAGAATTTTCTTTGAATTTAAAACCAAATCGTTTTGATCTAAGAGAGGGAATATCGGATGTACAAATAGAAGCGGTCGCATATGCTGTAAACACAATGTATGATTGGAATTCTATAGACAATAATAGTAGAGGATTTTTTTTAGGTGATGGTACTGGAGTAGGAAAAAGTCGTACAATAGCTGGTATATTTAGTGAGTTATATATGATAGAAAAAGAAGATTATCGAGGTATTTGGGTAAGTTTGAATAAGAATTTAGAAGTAGATGCTAGAAATGAATTAGAAATAGTGAAGAATATTGGAAACGAATGTCCAGAATGGTTAAAGTTAAAAGATTTAAAAAATGGGAAGAATGGAGTATATTTTACTACATATGGTTCAATGATTAGAGATGAGACGTATGATATTGTATTAAATTGGTTGGAAAATAGTATAAATACGATTTTAATATTTGATGAAGCTCATTCTGCTAAGAATAGTAATTCTAAATGTGGAAAGATGGTAGTAGAATTACAAGAGAAAGTCTATAATCCAAAAGTAGTATATAGTACAGCAACTGCAGCGAGTGATATAAGACAAATGCATTATATGACACGATTAGGTTTATGGTCTGGGGATCATTATTCATTTGTAAAATTATTAGAAAGTTATGGATCAAGTGCTATGGAGATGGCGGCATTACAATTAAAACATTCAGGTAAATTAATTAGTCGTCAATTAGGTTTTGACGGAATATTGATGTATGTAAAATCTCATAATTTAACAAAAGAAGAGATAGAGTATTATGATAAGATAACAAACCGTTGGAAGACAGCGAAGATGGAAGCTGAAAATAGTATAGTTGAAACAATGACTGGGATAGATAATTTAAATTTTTATCAGCATTTAATAACAAGTTTTAAGATAAATACTGCGATAAAAGAGATAGAGTTATCTTTAGAAAGAGGCGAATCAGTTGTGATTGGTTTACAAACAACTGGTGAGGCTTGTTACAAAAGGAATGAAGGTAGTGATTTACATTCTTGTATATTGGATTTGTTTATTAGAAACGGATGTGATACATCGGATATATTGTTTAAATCGAATCCGATAGATATTTTGATAGATAAATTTGGACAAGAAAACGTAGCAGAGATTTCTGGTAGATCAAGGAGACCAATAAGAGGTATTGGCGGGAATATAGTGATGGAAAAGGTTCCATCATTAAAGTCTGAATTATTCCAATTTCAAAATGATAAAAAGAAGATAGCAATAATAACAAAAAGTGGAAGTGCTGGAATATCTCTACACGGTAATAAGAAAGATTTAGAGCATTGTAGGAAGAGACATCACATAATATTAGAACCTCCGCGTTCTGCGGAATTATTAGTTCAGCAATTTGGTAGAACAAATAGAACGAATTCGGACTATCCTCCGAAATATACTATAATAGTAACGAATATACCAAGTGAGATACGTTTTTTTTATGGATTAACATCGAAGTTAGAAAGATTGGGTGCATTAACGAAAGGAGATAGAAGAGCTTCAATATTAAATAATTTGAATTTTGAAGGTTGTTCTAATATAAATACGAAATCTTATCGTTTCTTTATGCTGGAATTGAATGTAGAAATTGGAAGGCATTGGTATTTTCGTAATAAGTCTTGTATATCAGATAGATTTAGTTTGACAAAGATAATGCTTGGATTATATGGAAATGACCATATTTTAAGCAATGAAGTAAGGGCAATAACATATTTTACAAAGATATTATCGAATCTAAATAATTACATCGTAGGTATAAAAGATTTGATTACATCTCTTGATGTAATAGAAGAAGAACCTCCATTTTTGAGATGGTCTTCTAACGAATGGACTCGGATATGGAATGATATATCAAAAGGGGTTAGTTATAGATTATCGAATATTTCTTTAACAGTGATGCTTAAAAGTATTTGGCAAGTATTGCCAGAATATATCTTAAAAACTAAGTCTTGGTTTAAAAGAATAGAAGAATGGTCGCCAAATAATAATAAAGATCATAGCAAATATGTAAGAAATACAGTAGAAACAATCTTGTTATGTAAATTAAGACCAGAATGTACAGAAACATTTGGACGGTTGCCGACTCACTTAATACATGAAATAATTCCGTGGCTAATACCAAGAAATGATATAGATAAATTAAGTGTAAGTAACCTAAATAATAGTTTTAAAAACGGAGCACATAGTCATATAAAAAGTGGAGGTATTCAGTATTTTTTGAATAAAATGTTAGAATTTCCAATAGATGTTCAAAAAATAATATTTCCAATTCTTCGTTTTCATACATCAATGAATAAGAATTCGGATAAAGGTTCGGTTGAGGATATATCAAAGCATATTTTGGGAAACAAAAACAAAAAGAACTATAACATAGTGTATGAAAGATTTGAGGAAACAGATAGAAGTTATGACATAACAATTAGTGCAAAGCCAATATATTCACAAAAAGATTATGAAAACAAATTCAAATATTTAAAGCGAAATTTTAAATATTTTGTTCGTCATAAAAGTAATGTAAATAAGTTTGGTATGATAGTAGGTACATCTCCCAATAGCCAATGGTTTTGTGAATTATGGTATCCGGGACACGTAACACCTTCGCGCTGTTTTTTAAGCTATCAATGGGAACACGAAAAGGATAACTATAAAAAAATAGAAGCATCTGATTTGGATTGGATAGAATCGGTAAATAAAGTTTACAAATATAAAGAAAGAATTGCGAAGAAGTTTAGTCACACTTTGATATTTTCTGTAAAGAATGCGATAAGTCGTTGGGAAAGGTCAACGGGAAAGCTGATTCGAGTAAAAGATACCGGTATTTGTCCTGATTTTATTGGATTATTGATAAGACAAAAACGAATAGTATAAAAATGAACTATGTTTTAAATATTAAATAGAAATAGATAAAGAAGTAAAAAATGTCTTCCGGTAATAGATATTTAGGTCCAGCATGGAAATTTTTGAATATTGATAGGAGAAAGATGGTTGATACAAAACAACATGATATTCTAAAAGAATATTGTGATTTAGATGATAAATATTATATTCCTTTGCAAGATTTGTTTCATCTAATTAGATCACCTGATAGGAATAGTAATATAAAGAATTATATTGAATCAGCAGAGATGTTTCCAAATGAATATGCCAATTATGTATCTGATATGCGAAAGATCGAACCTTACACTACGATTTAGAAGATTGTCTTAAAAATATGAAATGTTTACTGGTGTATCCTACGCGCCTTCGGCAGCGGCACGGCAATGGTAAAAAAGGGGGGGGGATAATATAATATTCGCCATTTTTTATGTATTAAAGTCTAAGGATATAATAAGTAATATGGGATTAAAGAAGCAATTTTTAGGTCTATTTCCGGGAAGTAATAAAGATAAGGAGGATAAGAAGAAAAATGTTGGATCAATTAGACCTCCAAGTAGTGATAGTGGTAAAAAACCTTTTTTTAAGAAAAAAGAGGTATTTCCAAATTTAGATGAAGCGAACTGGGAGAATACGGAACCTTTTATTCCAGCAGTATCCTATGGAAGGGTAATTAAATGCTACGACGCTGATACTATTACAATCGTAGCAAAGCCTTATAAAACACAACCAATATTTAGATTTTCGGTAAGGTTAAATGGTATAGATGGTCCTGAGATGCGAACCAGAGATGCGAATGAGAAAAAGGCAGCACAAATATCAAGGAAATATTTGGCAGATAAAATTTTGGGAGAATATATTAATTTAGAGAATGTATCTTGTGATAAATATGGTAGGTTGTTAGCGGAAGTTTGGCTAGGCGATTTATGTATCAATAATTGGCTTTTGGAAAAGAAGGTAGTAGTTCCATATGATGGTGGTACAAAAAATCGTCCCGATGATTGGTTGAATTATATTATAGAAAATGGTCCTGATTTTATTGCGGCTGAGAATGCAAGAACACAAATAGAAGACCAGACAGTAAGTCTTGATACTCGTAGAGTATTATTAGCCTTAAACCATGAGGCTTTAAAAGTATTGAATGAAGAAAAACCAAATTAAGATAAGGTTGTTTAGATATAATATGAATTTTGGAGGAATGCCATTTGGTGCTATGCCACCGTTTGGGTCTGGAAACTCAAATGATGATACATTGTATAAAGAATTAAATGTCGAAAGGAATTCTTCAAAAGCAGAAATAAAGAAAGCCTATCACAAGTTGGTTTTAAAAAATCATCCAGACAAAGGCGGCGATGCAGAGAAATTTCGTAAAATTCAAACAGCTTATGAAGTGTTATCTGATGATGATAAGAGGAGTAAATATGATCGGTTTGGAATGGAGGGTATAAGAGAAAATACTGGTCAACCAGACGGAGCTGATATATTTGATATATTCTTCGGGGGAAGACGTCGTAATGGGCCGCCTCGTAGGAGAAAAGGGAAAGATACAATTTATACGTTAAAGGTTACTCTAAATGATTTGTATAACGGAAAACAACAGAAAATCGCCATTCATAGAAAAGTCATTGTTGGAGAAGCTGATACTTGCACTAGATGTAAAGGAAGTGGAATTATCAGGCAAAGGAGAGTATTTGGTCCAGGGATGGTTCAAGAAATCCAATCACCTTGTCATCACTGTGGAGGACATGGGAAAAACTATAAATTTAACAATGAAAAAACAACAGTAGATATTAATATTTTGGCAGGCAGTGCGTCCGATACTAAAATTCGCTGCCCAGGACTAGGTAATGAAATTCCAGGTTCAGATACTGGCGATGTTGTATTTACCTTAGATATTGAAAAGCATAAAACATTTGCTAGAAAAGGTGATAATTTGTTTTTAAAATTACGTATTTCTTTATTAGAAGCTTTAACTGGTGCATCATTTGATATTACTCACCTAGATGGAAAAATAATCAGTATTGGAACAAATAAAGATTCTATAATTGGTGTTTCTGGCGAATCGTGTTTAGGCAGTTTACCATTTCGCTGCATACCTGAAATGGGTATGCCTATTTTGCACAAAGAGGGAAAATACGGAAGTTTATTAATCGCTTTTATTATTGAATTCCCTCCAAATGGCTACTTTAATACGGAACAAAAGGAAAAATTGAAAGAAATTTTACCAAAAAGGTTACACAAATCTCAAAATAGCAATTTACTAGAATTACAAGAAGTCGATTCTAATTTGCTAAATGAATTGAATAGAAATGAACGGCAGAATCGGGACCCTTTTGGCGCTGCAGAAGGTGTCCAATGCGCACAAATGTAGAATATTATGCTTAAACATTTTAATCAAAAAATTTTTCTATCCGATATATTGCACTAAAATAAAAAAAATGAACTGGTTTTCTAGAGAATTATCTAAGCAAATAGCGAACAGCAAAATTGAAGAATTATGGTAAATTTAGATTTGATTGAGTTTTTAGATAAACATGATATAAATTGGATGCCAATAAATTTGGAATTTAAACAATGGGGTTCAAAGATGAGGAAAATTCTGAAGCCCTACAAAGAAGATAAGCAGATGCCAAATTACAATCAATTAGGAGATTCGGAGTTAGTAAAACAAAGGCAAAAGTGGATTGATAATTATGAAAATATTTGGATTGATACGCGTTTTGTTAATCAAATAGATGTGGATGGCGAAACAGATCCTAATCTTGAAACACCATATTTTGAGTCTGTTACAAAGAAGAAGAAACACTATTTTGTGAAAGGATTTTGCGGATTTTCAAAGAAGCGTGCACCAACCAAATGGGATGATGTAGAGCTATTGTGTGGGCAGGGTTCTTACGCGTCAAAGAAGTCGATGGTTTATTCATCTGAAAAAGAAATGATCGATTATTGTGGACATGTTCACGATGTTTTGACAAAAGATAGTGAACAAACTGCAAATTCTAATAGGTCAAATACAAATTTGAATCAAAATGTTAGTCAAAGTTTGAACGAAATTTTCACGACTAAGGGTGAATGGAAATCAAATTATTATGAGAATTCGCGGTGTGTTGTGCTGATACCCTCGAAAGACAAGCAATGTCTTGTTTCTAATACATCAAAGATTCATTCATGTGTCCAATGTTATTTGTCTCTTGGAAAAACGAGTTGTATTGCAAAATGCCATTCTTGCGGAGAGAAGAAAATCGATGTTAAGAAGAATGCTTCAACATGGAAGCAGATTAGAAACTACTTCGAATTGGGCAATAACGAAGACAATGTCAATTATGATACAATTCAAGAATTTGTTGATGAATATTGTAGCGAACATGATTTGATGAAGAAAGATGGGTTTATGATGAGAAGGTCTGAAGAATGTCCTATTGAATACGAGAAAGTAGCAAAGTTTTCCGTATTTCTGGATAATATTTTCAGAAATGAAGCTCCTTTAGCTTTAAAGCGTGTTTATAAAAAGCCATCTTCAAAGAGAAATTTGGTGGATTATTTACAAAATATTCATACCGATATTCGTATTCTAGAAAGAGATTCAAACATTTTAGCATTTACGAATGGATTTCTAAACTTGAAGAAATTCAAGTTCTATTCATATGACCAATCTAAAGGACATATGATTGCTAAGAAATACATTCCGTTTGATTTTGATGTTGAATGGCTGAATATGAGTTGGGATGAAATTGATTGTCCAGTTTTCGATAAGATTATTGGTGATCAACCTCAATTATCAAGTGATGAAAATGTGACTTTAGCTTTCTATGGTTTATTGGGTTCTTTACATTATCCTGTTGGTGGGGATTCAATTAAAGTTGTACCCTATTTAGTTGGTTGTTCGGGCACGGGAAAATCCACTATTGTCAATATTTATATGAATACATTTTCTGAGGAAATTGTGGGAACTATAAATTACAAAGAGAAAACTTTTGGTAAATCTGCTTTCATTGATCACGATATAATTTGTGATCAGGATACTCCAGCCGATATGATAAAACAATTTGGTAAAACAGATTTTCAAAAGGCAGTATCTGGTGAAACAATTGCGATTCCTATTAAGAATCAAAAGCAAGAGGAGCAACATAAAGTAACACAAAGGATGTTCTTTTGTTCTCAATATATGCAAGACGTTCAGGACACAGGCGAGGTGATTAGAAGGATAGCATATTTCGGATTTGAACCTGTAGAAAATACACGTTCTGATTTGGAGAACCGCTGTCTCACGACAGAATTGCATCTTGTATTGATTAAAACATTGCTTGCACGAAGAGCATTGATTGAAAAATATAAGACGAGACCATTTCATGAATGGAATATTCCGTATTTTGATTCTCGTAAAGACGATATTTTGATGGAAAATAACTACATTTATCGAATGGTGTCTGAACATGATAGTTTTCGGGTGAGAAGAGGAGCGAGATGTGCATTTGATGATTTTGTTCGTGAGTTTCATGAGCATTATCGCGGTCAGCCTAATCGACCGAAGAAGCCGAAAGTAACTGATGTGATGTTTACGAAGATGGGTTTGAGTGTTATAAAGGAGATTGAATGTAAAGATTGTCGAAAACCATTTTCTCTGAATGTTAAATGCTGTGCTTTACATTCTCCATGTAACAAAACGTCAAGATATTATATCAAAGACCTTTGGCATGGCGATTTCCAAACTGTCAAATTTTGTAATATTTCTGATGACAATGATGTTTTGCCAGATATTGCAACTTTAAAAGTATGAAACATGTCATTTTCGACATGAATAAAAAAAAATTTTGGAGTTAATTTAAAATTTGTTTTTTTAAACAATTATTATAATGCCATCGTATTATCTAAATCCGTCAATAGTTCTATTATCGGATTTAGAATTTGGAAAGCTGGATATTGATACAGGAACGGGATCATTTTCCCCAAATGATTTTCTTATAAAAGATTTTGGATCAATAACGAATCTAAGTGTTAGCATAGATAGGACAGTTACTTCGGGACAAGTAACATATTTTTGTGATCAGAATACGACTGTAATGCACGATGCAAGTGGTTCATTTTTTACATCTGATACAGCAAATCTTCCAAGCTATACTCCAATGAATAATAACGATGGTAATTTTCATACAAATTTTACGAGTGTTGATGGAAATGGTAATAGAAATGAAGACTCTCCTGAAAAATTATTAAGAGGTGCAATCTTTACAATACTTGTTAAGAAAATATATCAAAATATAGATACATCTCAATTGGATTTTACAGACGCAACATTGCGTACATCTAAAACGTTTTTTGTGGACGATGAAACTTCTACTCTCGTTTCGGATATTATTACAAAAATGGATAGCGAGTTTAATAGAAGTGTAACTGGAGGGCAGCATGTAGAATATTGGTCAGGTTTTACTGATGAAATGACTATAGACGGTATATTACAAGAAATGAGTACAGTACCTTTTGCGGATGGTGATAAATTATATGTGTGTTATTCTTTACAGATTAGTTTTTTAAGTGGACAGATAACTGGAGGAGGTGCTTTAGCAGTTGATCAGTCTAATGTGACTTCAACAACACCTTTTAATTCAACAAATATAAGTGTCGATTTTGTATTAGGATGGGTTTTATACTATTCTGGCAGTAATGGCGAGATTGATAATATGGGTGGTCCATTAGAGAATATGAGTGTTCTAGCCTATCCAGTTGATGGTGCTGGAGCAGTATCAACAAAACCTTTAGATCCACCATTGATTTCAGATTCAAGAGGAAGAACGTTGATACCACCGGTTTGGCAATTGGCTGTAAATGATAAATTTATTTGTATATCAACGAATAAAAGGGGTGATGCTTCAGATGCAACATTAAAAGGTGGAGATGATGAATTAGATACAACTCCTGTAATGTCATTAGCAGGACTCTTTACATATACTGGTCCAGATACTATATACTTGACTCCATCAACAACATTGATTTATGAAACAATTAGAGATTCCGGAGGTGTTTTTAATGATACAACATTAAATGCCGCCAAAGATAATATTGAAACTACATTTGGAATATCTAAAGATGATCTATATAAAAATCATAATGATTTGGAGAATGATGATTTATTGAAATTTACAATGGAACTAACTGGATTGGGAGTCGCTATAAATGATGCTACAACAAAGCCAGGGGAAAATGTATCAAAGACAATGCATTCAGCGGTTATGGAAGGGATTGCTGAATTGATTAATGAAAAAGGAGCAACATCAACTGCTTTTGATTTCACTCAACTTGGAGAAGCAGATGATATTGGAATGATGCTTCATAAAGTAGCTCAACAAAGACATTCGGGTGATAGTTCGGTTACATTAACTGGTTTAAGTGTCGAGATGAATGATTCAGATTTACGTAAAGGTGTTCAAACTGTTTATAACCATAATAAAAATCTAAATGTAGTTGGAGAATCTGTCGAAAATAGGAGAATGAAACGTATTAAGATGAAAAGAACAATGATGATAGTTTTAAGAGGCGGGCGACATAGTACTGCATCTCCTCTTTTAGCTAAACGCGTTTCCTCAATAGGTAGTGATGTGATTCTTGGTAATTCAGATGGTTTTGCTGAAGCAGAAGCTATTGTAAGCGATCCGCCTATGGATAAGATAAAACCCGAACCGGAGCCAGAACCAGAACCAGAACCTGAGCCAGAACCAGAACCAGAATACTTTACTAATTTGAGAGTAGCTACGCCCGCAAATAGACCAAAATTAATTATAAATAGTGGAGAGGTTAGTGATCGTCGTAATGAGGCTCTAGGATGTACAGTTTGGTCAAGTGGAACATATCAAGGATATTCTCAAAATTCTGTTATTGATGAAGATATTGATACTCATTGGGTATCTCTTACAAATTCAAGTGTATCTGGATCTATATATATAGGATTAACACTTTCCACACCGGTAGTTCTTGTTGGATTGGGCGTAACTTTTAATTTATTTACAAGAGCAAGTGGTATATATAGAGTATATGGTACTGATGCAGATCCACCACATAATACATTAACTGGATCATTTTGGGTACATTTTGGTTCATTTTTAGTTACTGGCGGAGGAAGTTATTCACCATTATCTGAAACTCTTTATAAATATTTCACTTTTGGTGGAGGTGGATCAGCCGCAGGAGGTGGGTTTACAATTACAGCTATAAAAATTGTAATTGACAAACCAGTACTTAATTTTAATAGACCCGGTATTTCAGAAATACAACTATATTCTGATCGACCAGAAGAACCAGAGCCAGAACCAGAGCCTGCGCCAGAACCAGAGCCAGAGCCAGAACCAGAACCTCAGAATATATTTGTTACTCTTGCTGAATTACAAACTGCCGTTGATTTATGGGTAACGAATAATGCTGCCGCAATGTTAGCATATGGTATAATTAGTGGGTGGGACGTAGCAGGAATAACATCTATGAATAGTTTGTTCAAAAATAAAAGTAACTTTAACGATAATATTACTACATGGAATACATCAAATGTAACAGATATGTCCGAAATGTTTCATGGTGCCACTGCATTCAATCAAGATATTAGTAGCTGGAATGTATCAAATGTTACAAATATGTCTCAAACATTTAAAGGAGCAACAATATTCAATCAAAATATTGGTACTTGGACAACGACCAATTTACAAAATATGAATGCTACATTCCAAGATGCAATAACATTTAACCAACCCATTGGTAATTGGAACGTATCTGGTGTTACAAATATGACTGATACTTTTAATGCTGCTACAAATTTTAATAGTCCATTAACTAACTGGAATACATCATCAGTTATTCAGATGAACGGAATGTTTAAAAATGCTGTTAATTTTGACCAAGATATTTCTAATTTCAATGTGGAAAATTGTACAATTTGGACAGACTTTGCAACAAATGTTAGCTTTTCAAAATCAAATTATGATACAATTTTGACTACATGGGTAACACAAAATTTTTCATCTTCAACAGGAGCTATTGATTTTGGTAATTCATCAACAGGTATTTATGGTACTGCAGCAAGACTTGCCCTTGCTGCAATTGGTATTACTATTTCTGATAATGGGGGTGATGTAGCAAATACTAAAATTCGAATTACACATCGTCTTGATGCTGTAAGAACAAGCGGACGTTTTAGATATTTATTACTTAAGGGAAATAATGTATCCCAATTGAATATACGTGAAATACAACTATGGGTAAATAATCAAAACGTAGCATCAGTAAATAATGGGGCGTCTCCAGCGGAATTTAGAGCAGGAGATTCTGGGATTGATGAATATACAAGTCAAGATGTACCAACATGGACGAACGGCGACACCACCTATTGGGCATATTATACAAATAATGACAGTATAACAACTCCTGATATTACTTTAGGCGGTCATAGTTATAATTCATTTTTGTCATATGATGCAACTGGAACTACTTTTATCAATACTACAACTTCGCACACGCAGTCCGTTCTCAGAACAGAATCGAATGC